GATGAACTCTTAAACCTTTTTTCTTTTGAAACTCAGGTAAATTATTATTTACAGCATCTTCAAACATTATATAAGGCTCTCCTGATTCCATTCTATTTTGAAGGATTTTAACCCAAAGTGCTCTCGCTGAAACAATCTTTTTGACTTCTTTACTATGCGGGTCTACTAGTTCCCACGAGTCGTCATATCCTTGTTCTTTTGTTGCGAGATGGATCTTCTCCATGAACTTATCTGAAACGATAACGCCATGATGAAGGTTAAGACACTTACGGTTGCTATCCCCACCAGTAGGCTTTCTAACATCTAAAAACTCCTCTACTTCGGGGTGACTAATATCCATATAACCTGCATAACTCCCCCGTCTAGTTATACCTTGGCTGAACGCTAACATTTCTGCGTCCACTACTTTTAAAAACGGAACTACGCCTGTGGATTCTGAGCCTTTGGATGTTTTTGTTCCTGCTGAACGAACATCTCCCCAATATCCACCGATACCTCCACCAAAACTACTTAAAAAAGCATTTTCAGTGAAATGATCTGTAATTCCTTCTCTGCTATCTTCTACATAATTAAGAAAACAACTTATTGGCAACCCTCTTTTAGTTCCACCATTTGATAGAACGGGGGTTGCAAACATAAACCACATTTTACTAGCGTAATCATAAATACGCTGTGCATGGTCTTCATCATCCGCAAAGGCGTCTGCAGCCCGAGCAAATGCTTCTTGAGGGCTTTCCTCTCCTGGGAGCATATATCGATCCCTTAATGTAATCTTACTAAACTCTGTTAGTAATTTATCTCTACTATAATCTAATTTCATATATAATTCCCTAAAATGTCGTCTACGACCTTTGTATGTTTACCTATTGCTGTCTCTGAATATTCTACTAAATCCATAAGTTCAACATTAAGTAATAATTTTTCTTTGTTACTATTTAATTCATCTATAAACTTATAACGACTATCAATAGGACATGAATTGTATATGTCATATATGTCGCCATATTGTTCTATAATTTGGGCGGCTCTCTTAGGGCCTATTCCTTTAATCCCTGGAATATTATCTCCTTTATCTCCTGTTAAACACTTGAAAGTTAAATACATCTCTGGAGTTACTTCATAGTGTTCATCCCAATTCATTAATGTAGTTTCTTTTCTTGTAACTGTAGAGAATCGTGAGACATTGTCTTGGACTAATAAGTCCCAGTCTTTGTCTGAGGAAATTAACCATATTTCATTTATATTATAGTCCTCTCGTTTTTGGACTATGTAAGCAGCAATGTCATCTGCTTCTACTCCACCAAAGCGGAGTGTTGGTATTCCTCGTTCTTGAAAAGTTCTAAGACTTAAGTCAAACTCCTCTAATACTTCTTGGAATTGTTGTTTTTCCTCTTCTGTTTGGTCTGCAAGTTTTTCTGTTCTGTTAGCCTTATATTCAGGATATATTTCTTTACGATAATGACTTCCGCCATCACCTAATACTACTATATTCCCACAGTCGTATGACTTTGCTAACGACTCCACAGTTCTTACGAAATCAAACTGAAAATCATATTTTTTTGCATGGATCCATCTCCATATAATGTTGAACCCATCAACTATCAATAAGTTCCCATTCGGAATCGGGTTCCCATGGTCTGTAAATTTTATCGCCATTTGTAAATACCACCTTTTCTTGTTCTAGCCAATCTTCAGCAAGAGCCACATATGCTCCTACCCAGTTGACATACATATATCGTTTGCAAACTTCAGGTTTGCGTACTGTGGCAACAAATATTTTAGAACGATTATACTTAAAGAAGAGTAGAGGTTCTTGATCTCCGTCATGTGCTTGTTTACATATCTTGCTCCACCACTTCATCCACTCATTACTTTTACTAGTAAATATCTTATCATTAAAGTGTGAATCTTTATAATTCTTCACTTCTATGCAGAATATATTGTGTTTATGTGGAACGTATATATCTCCTTTCAAATAGTGCAATGCACCAGATGCTGGGATTCGTTCAAACTCTAACTGTGTATGTCTACGAAGCATGTCTCTTACTAGATACTCACCTCTTGCTCCTTTTGCTCTACTATCCGTCATTTAAATAACTCATATTTTCTTCTTTAATTACTTCTATTTTAGATAACAAGGGGTGTGTCCAACCGTGCGACACCATGAAAGTATTTAAGTCTTCTTCTCCCAACAAAACCTCTACTACTTTCTCTTTTCCTTGCTCGTCTAAGGCTTGAGTTACCTCGTCTAAGAATAAGATATTTATTCTTGACTTTGAGATACTCGCCATCAGTTTTCTAATAGCAATAAGAGTTGCGATGTTTACTCTTGCGAGTTCACCACTTGATAATGCTAGTATTTCTACTGGTTTACCATTATCATCAATCTCTACATTTAACTTATCGTTGTTAATTACAAACTGCAAGTTAAATCTGCCATCAGAAAGTTCTGCTAAATATTTATTTGCCAATTCTTCTAAATCTTTTACTAGACTCTCTATCTTGTATGCTAAGAGTCCATTTGTGCTAAAGGCTTTCTTTAATACTTCTAAATAAGTATTCTTTTCTTCTTCGATAATTATATCGTTTGTTACTTCCTCTAGCTGTGTTTCGAAACCTTCTGTCTGTTCCTGTATAATACCTACCCTTGTATTATGTTTATCTACTTCACTATTCTTTTCTATTATTTTTTTAAGCTCATTTCTTTCGGCTTGTATTCCTGTTTTAAGTACAGTTATTCTGTCCTCTAACTTACCTTTGTCTATAACTTGTGAAGGTAGTTTCTGATTAATACTTTTGTAAATCATCTCCCACTCATCTACCATATTATCTGCATGATGAAGTCTAGCGTTGTTTTCTTCTGCTGCAGCTATCTTTTCTTGTACTTTTTTAATTTCTGTACCCATATATGTTGCAGTTTCATTGTGCTTATCATACTGCTCTTGTATAAATTTTAAATCTATAGGCTGTTCACATGTTGGACATTCTGCATCATCACTATTTTTTAGTTTTTCGTACTTATTTCTCATATTTACTTCTTGAGCAAGTTCTGATTTCCACGTACCTAAAGACTCATTAAAGAATGAAGTATCTTGTTTAGCACCATTTGCTACAATATCCTGGAACTTAGAGATATTTATTAGTTCCAACTCTGCCTTCCAATGATTATTTCTTGAGATTTTTTGATTATTTTCAGAGATATTTGAAAGTTCTATCATCAATGAACGTAATTCTTCTTCATCTCTTTCTTCGATTTTTGGTAGATTTATCTTCGGAAGTAGTGTCATGTCTATCGATTTGTTATTGTCTAACCATGAAATAATCTGACTAGATTTTCCATTTAGTCCTGCTAAATCCTGTGATGAAATCCTTGACTCTTCTTTGAAGATCTCAAAAAACTGCACATATTGATCCAAATTTAATAAGTCAATTAAGAACTTCTTTCTATTAGTATCAGTAGCAGTTAAGAACTGTAAACTAGCATTAGTATTTTGATACACTAACTGTGTAAATGTTTTGAAATCTATATTCAATAGGTTTTCTACAGTCTTATATGTATTTGTTGCTGTATGGGATGAAATATCTTTTCCATTCTCATATAACTTACACTTAATTCCACTTTTTCTTTTTACATCAATTTCGTAGTCTTTATCGTCAACAGAAAAGGTAAGATTAATACTATATCCTTTATTTGCGTATCTATTAGGTATATCAGCTTTCTTGACACCTTTACTGTTCTTGTTAAATAATACTTCTTCTAGTATTAAAGGGATAGACGATTTGCCTACACCATTTGTTCCGACTAACTGTGTTAAAGTTGACTGTCTTAAGTCTAACTCTATATTCTCTCCATATGAGAAACAGTTACTCCACTTCAACGTTTTTAGAATAATCACTAAATACTCCTATTACTTTACTAATTTTTTCTCTATCTAAGGTTAGTACTTCTTTAAAGTACATTGCAAGCTCTTCTTCAATGGTCATTTCTTTCTCTAGTGCCAAGGTAGATTCACTTGTCTTTTTTAGTAACTTTTTGTCTAATAAATCTGAGTTCTTAATATTAGCAAGGTCTGTTACATCACCTTCTATTTCATATATTGTATGGTCAAAGTCAGTTGCTATCATATCATCTGTACTTGTTACAGTTTTACGATAGAGTTGAGGAAGTTTAAACTCTCCCCACTTCCAACTCCACTTAAATCCATTTGATCTATGGGCTTCTTCAATAAGAATATAGCCTGTTTTAATTTTGTTCCTGTGAAAACTTGTAGACATTGGACTGCCTGGGTATACAATATTTCTTTGAGTATTCTCATGAGAATGTAAGTCCCCTGCAAAAACCGTATCAAACTTATCAAATCTTTCTAAGTCTACTTCAGGTGTCACATGAGGGGGTATCTCACCCCTCACATGAGTAAATAGATATTCACTATCTATTTGTTCTATACTACCTTTCTTGTGTAAATCTGCATAGGGCAGAATACACCAGTCATCTTGGTAGTATGTTTCTGTAACTACTGTTACAAGTGGATTAAGTTCATTAGTAACTCTTATTAAATTACTAAAGAATGTTTTATTTTTTCTAGTAGCTTCATGGTTGCCATCATATATAATGGTTTTAACATTAGCACTCTTTACAAAATCAAAGTAAAGAGTTAGCTCGTCCATAGAAGGAGTTCTATCGAATAGATCTCCTCCAATGATATGTAATGAAACGTCATTATCGTTTACTACATCTTCTATCAGTTGAAAGAATAGTTGGTACCTTGAGCAAGCCCAAGCTGCCGGTACATTCTTTTGTCCTAATTTAATGTGCCAATCTGCTGTAAATAAAATCATATTATGATACGTCGAACTCGTCGGATATATCACTATCAACTTCACCATCAACTTGTGTTATCTTCTTAAGAAGTTCAAGTTGTATCTCAGGTGTAGGTCTTGGTAATACTTCATCCATAGATCTTAGACCTTCAACAAGTTTCATCTCATTGTCATCTAATTGTCTAGGTTTGCACTTAAGTGCTTGTAACTGATACTCCACATTATATGGATTTGGTCCTGTTTTCTTTCTTTTGAAGAATACATCCCATCCTGTAGTCTGGTCAGTAGGATCCCCTAGATCTTCCATTGCTACAGTAATTTGCTCGAATAACTTTTTCTTTAAGTTAAAGATCTTTACTGTGTTATCACCGTAGTCAATACATTGAATTGCATAAGACCAACCACATTTTAGGTCGGTAAAGTATTCTTGTACATGATCTTTCTCTTTATTGTTGAAAGTTTCTGTGTTTCTGTCGAAAGCTAAACATTCCATAGGGATATTTTTCCCATTCTCACCTTTAACCCAATACACGTATCTAGGTAATAAGTCGCCCACTAGTCTTACGTGGTGGTCTTCTTTTCCTGCATATGCGTAGGATTCTGCTCTTTCTTTTTTAGCTTCGCCTTTAGTCTGATTAAATTTTATTGCCATTTTAATTCCTTTAAGTCTGTGATTTCTTCGAATTTGAAGTGAATCTTGTCATCTTCTATTCTAAGTAATCTATTGTTTAATATTATATCCTCACTCAGTGGGTACCTTATGAGGTCCAGTGTGGTGTCTTTTGTTACCACATAGTGGTTATAACTGCGAAATGATGCGACACCTGCATATTCCACAATCTCTTTGTCGGAGAAAAATCTCCGCTGTATAAATAATGCTTTAGGATTTAAGAGGTAACTATGTCCTCCCCACTTTTTAGTCCAAAATTTGAACTTGGGGTCATAATAGTTTGAAGGCGGTATTCTGTACGTTAAGATATCAAGAATAACCATGATGTCTTTGGTACTACCGTTTGTCTCTTTTAGAATCTTTTTCCAATTATACAATATCATATATTATAACAAAATTT